AGTTACAAAGTACGGTATTTACGGAGAGGAGTTTTTTAACCTCAATGAAAGTATTGTGAGTTTAGATCAACCGTTTCTTACGGATATTGCGAGAGAAACGATCACAGACCTTATACATGAAAAATTGGATCCTGAAGGAAGATCCTATAAGAACACGATGAAGATGATGATGGAGGATGGGATATTCACCGTCTTACCTAAATCAGATGATGCGTGGATAAAGTTCCTTAACCCTTTCTTACGTTTAACTCGTAAGGAAAAAAATAAAAGAGTTATAAAAATTAAAACAAATGAGTAACAACGAAACTACAAAACTTGAATTTCTATTAACCTTGAATGATAATATTATCTGTCAAAGGTTCTTCAATGTCCGAGGATTTAACCCAAAAGTTAAAAGATCTTTAGATCTTCACTATGATGTCAAAAATATTTGTGAAGAAATCGAAGAAAATTTAAAACAAAAAACTTTGGATTATCTACATAAAGATCAACATTATTTTCCCGTTTTCGACCCTTCGAACAACGAGGGTCCAGACCCAGATGAATACTTCAGAGTAGAGATTAAGCAGAATGACGATGTATTTATTTCAAGGGCATTCCCTGCACATATTTATCACCCTAAGGTGAGATATTCTGTGGACATTCGACCGATCTTAAGAAGAGTATTAGGTGGACTAAGTGAGACCTTCTCTTTAGAGGATATAACGACAAAATATATGAATTATAATTTACAACAAAACTAAAGTACTATGAGTGAGATGAACTTCGGAAAATTAGGAAACCAATTCCAACAAGCATTAATAAAATCTATTATTGAAGATTCCAAATACGGTGAACAAATAATGGAGGTTCTTGAAAGTAGGTACTTTGACAATAATTCATTTAAATACATTATTACACACGTAAAAGAGTTGCAGGATATATATAAAACTATTCCAACATACGAGACTCTTAAACAGAAGATAATGACCGAAACGGCAAACAACCCATTAGCCGGTAGATTACACAGTGAAACACTTCAATCCATCGAAAATTTAGATGAGATTATTGTAGGTCAAACATATGTAAAGGACACTGCCCTTAATTTTTGTAAACAACAAAATTTAAGAAAAACAATGAGCGAAGCGTTAAAAATAATCGATAAGGGTGATTTTGAATCATATGATAAAATTGCAGATATGGTTAATACGTCATTACAGGTAGGGGCAACAGACGATGACATTGTTGATATATTCGATGATCTTGATAATGCGTTGGATATTGACCCAAGAGTACCAATTCCAACAGGAATAGACGGATTGGACAACCTTTTAAAGGGTGGTATTGGTACAGGTGAGTTAGGTATGATATTGGCACCTACAGGTGTTGGTAAATCAACTATTCTTACTAAGTTCGCGAACACCGCGGCAAACACTGGTCACAATGTTGTACAAATATTTTTTGAAGATACTCAGACACAAATTAGACAGAAACATTTCACATGTTGGTCAGGGTTTAGTACCGATCAACAAGTTGAAAGTCCCGAGGCTAAGTTAGAGACAATATCTAAAGCACGTGAATGTCAAGAAAGAGAAAGTTTTGGTGGTTTAAAAATTATCAGAATGGAAAATTATAACACCACAGTTAGTGATGTTAAAAGAAAATTATTAAAATTGCAGTCACAAGGGTTTAAGGCGGATTTAGTTGTTATTGATTATGTGGATTGTATGATCGCGGATAGATCAAAAGGATATGATGAAGAGTGGAAAGGTGAGGGTTCTGTAATAAGACAATTAGATGCGATGTGTTACGACCTAAATGTGGCATTGTGGACAGCATCACAAGGTAATAGAAGTTCAATATCTGCAGACATTGTAAATGTAGATGATATGGGTGGTTCAATTAAAAAGGCACAGACGGCACATATAATTCTTTCTATTGCGAAGAGTTTAGAACAAAAAGATAATAAGACGGCTAATATGAGTTTAATTAAGTCGCGAATTGGTAGAGACGGTGTGAACTTTAACAATTGTAAATTCGATAATGAATTTATGGATATCGATGTCACGGAACAAGAAACTTTATTGGGTCATCAAATGAGGAAACAAGAACAAGGTATTAACCGTGCAGCTGAGATATACAAACAGACACACAACGTAATATAATTAACTTAACTAAATACAATAAAAACATGAATGAAAAGATTTTACAAGAAAATCCTGGACGATTTGTCCTATTCCCAATAACACACAACGATATTTGGAAGTACTATAAACAACAAGAAGCGAGTTTTTGGACTGCGGAAGAAATTGATTTACAACAAGATGTTAGTGATTGGACTAATAAATTGAACGATGACGAAAGACATTTCGTTAAACACGTATTGGCATTCTTTGCGGCGTCTGATGGTATCGTTAATGAAAATCTTGCAGAAAATTTCATTAATGATGTACAATATACTGAAGCAAAATTCTTTTACGGTTTTCAAATCGCAATGGAAAACATCCACTCGGAAACGTATTCATTATTAATTGATTCACTAATCAAAGACACTGAAGAACAAGATAGATTATTTAATGCTATCGAAACCATTCCAGCAATTCAAAAGAAAGCGGAGTGGGCACTCAAGTGGATTGAATCAGATTCATTTGCGGAACGTTTAATTGCATTCGCGGCGGTAGAGGGTATTTTCTTTTCAGGATCATTTTGTTCTATCTTTTGGCTCAAAAAACGTGGGTTAATGCCAGGTTTAACTTTTTCTAATGAACTTATTTCAAGAGATGAAGGACTTCACTGTGATTTTGCATGTCATTTATACAATGAACATATTCAAAATAAATTACCTGAAGGGAGAATTGAGGAAATAATTCTTTCGGCGTTAGAGATTGAGAAGGAATTTATTCTTGAGGCACTACCGGTTAGGTTAATCGGTATGAATGCGGATTTAATGGAACAATACTTAGAATTTGTTACCGATAGATTGTTAGATTCTTTAAATATTGAAAAGAAATTTAACACTGAAAATCCATTTGACTTTATGCAAAACATAGCATTACAAGGAAAGACTAACTTTTTTGAGAAAAGAGTGGCGGAATACCAAAAGGCGGGTGTTAATAACGAAACCGAAGAAGATATAGATTCTGCGTTCGGAGATATGGACTTTTAACAACTAATAGAGATGAAGGTAAAAAAGAGAAACGGTTCCTTAGAACAAATGAAATATGACAAGATCACAAGGAGAATATCTGCATTGTGTTCTGATTTAAACTTAGATTACGTAGACCCCACATATATTACCTTAAAGGTTACACAAGGGATATATGATGAAATAACCACAACAGAGTTAGATACTTTGGCGGCAGAAACTGCGGCGGCTATGGCGACGACTCACCCTGACTATGCAAAACTTGCGGGTAGGTTGGCGGTTACCAATCTACATAAAACCACACCTAAAAAGTTTTCACAAGCGATAAAAGAATTATACTCTTTTATTGAACCAAGAACAGGTAAAGAATCTTCACTAATATCTGACGATTTATATGAATTCGTTATGAAAAACAAAAGTACCATTGATGGTGCGGTTGTACAAGAAAGGGATTTTGATTTTGATTATTTTGGGTTTAAAACTTTAGAGAGATCATATCTATTAAAAATTAGTCAAAAGATTGTTGAACGACCTCAATACATGTATATGAGAGTTGCAATGGGAATATGTAATGGTAATGTAGAAGAAGGAATTAGAATTTATAATGACTTGTCCCAACACTTTTATACTCATGCAACACCAACCTTATTTAATGCGGGTACAAGACGACCACAAATGTCATCTTGTTTCCTTATTGGTAATAAAGGTGATGATATAGATTCATTATTTAATACCGTAAAGGATGTTGCTAACATATCTAAGTGGGCTGGAGGTATTGGATTACACGTACATGATGTAAGAGCGAAAGGTTCATACATAAAAGGTACGGGTGGTGAGTCGGACGGATTATTACCAATGATGAAAACTTACAACGAAGTTGCGAGATGGATTAATCAAGGTGGTAAAAGAAAAGGTTCATTTGCAATATACCTTGAACCATGGCATGCCGACGTCTTTGAATTTATTGACCTAAGGAAAAATCATGGTAAGGAAGAGATGAGAGCAAGAGATTTATTTCTTGCAATGTGGACTCCTGATTTATTTATGGAAAGGGTTAAACAAGATGGGGATTGGACTTTATTCTCACCTGACGAAGCACCTGGTTTATCTGATGTTTATGATTCACCTGAATCTAAAAACTTTACTGAGTTATATGAGAAATATGAACAAGAAGGTAAAGGTAGAAGAGTAGTGAAGGCAAGAAAACTTATGGATGCAATATTGACGGCACAGATCGAAACAGGTACACCGTACATGTTATATAAAGACGCGGCCAACTCTAAATCGAATCAAAAGAATTTAGGAACAATTAAATCATCTAACTTATGTACGGAAATTATTGAATATAGTTCCCCTACAGAACAGGCGGTTTGTAATCTTGCGTCTATTGCATTACCAAAATATGTTGTAGATGGAGAATTTAGTCACGATCTACTATATGATTATGTTTATCAAGTGGTAAGAAACTTAAATAACGTAATCAACTTAAATTTCTACCCTACCGTAGAAACTAAGAGATCTAATTTTAAACATAGACCAATTGGGTTAGGTATACAAGGTTTGGCAGATGTATTTTGTATTCTTAAAATACCTTTCGAATCTGAGGTTGCGGATACACTTCAAACAGACATATTTGAAACTATTTATTTTGCGGCAATGACTTCATCTAAAGATATTTCTTCTGATGTTGGTCCGTATGAGTCTATTTCGGGATCACCAATAGAAAAAGGTATTTTCCAATATCAAATGTGGGGATTAAAAGATAACGATTTATCGGGTAGATGGGATTGGAAATCACTTAGAAAAGAGGTGGTTAAGTATGGTGTTAGGAATTCACTTTTATTGGCCCCAATGCCAACAGCATCCACAGCACAAATTTTAGGTAATAACGAGGCATTCGAACCATTTACTTCTAATCTATATTCAAGAAGAACATTAGGTGGTGAATTTATTGTTATTAATAAACACCTCGTACAGAGTTTAATGGAAAATGATTTGTGGAATGACGAAATCAAGAACAAACTTATAATGGAGAATGGGTCTGTACAAAACATTCCTGAAATCCCTGTCGATGTAAAGGAAGTTTATAAGACTGTTTGGGAAATGTCTCAAAAAACGTTACTGAATATGGCCGCGAAAAGATCTGTTTTTATTGATCAATCACAGTCACTTAATCTTTTTATAAGTAATGCTACAAAGGCGAAGTTATTGGCGGCACATTTACATGGATGGAACTTAGGTTTAAAAACAGGAATGTATTACTTAAGAACAAAATCTGCGGTTGACCCACTTAAAGGTTTAGGTGTAAGTACATCCAAGAAGAAAACACCTGAGGTAGAGTCGGAACCACAAAAAGAGGTGGTTGAAAAAAGTAATATGCCGACTTCCAACTCAATAATAAGTGATAATAAAGAATTAGAGATGGTTTCACAACCGACAATACGACCTGACGACTCACCTTTTGAGTGTGAAGGATGTGGGTCATAAGGTTTTTTAACCATATTTTACTCTTTTTTTATAAACCCACCATCAAGGTGGGTTTTTTATTTACAACCATTTTAGTATTGATTATATTTATTAATATGGCAGTAACATATGGAATTGACTTTCCTTTCAGAGAAAGTCTGACTGGAGACTATTTAAAAATGACTACAAACCCTGAAAAAGAGGTCAGGGCAAACCTTATTCATCTTATTCTTACGAAGAAGGGTAGTAGATATTATTTACCTGATTTTGGGACAAGAATATATGAATACATTTTTGATCAAAACGATATGGTTACGTTTAATTTAATTGAGGAAGAAATAAGAGAGGGTTGTAAGAAATACTTACCGAACTTAGATATTAATTCAATTAAGGTGATTTCTTCAGAAGATGATTCCGATCCCGTAACAACAGTGGATGAAGAAGATGATGAAAGATTATTTAGACTTGCGGATGAATCGACTAAACCATACACCGCAAAAGTTAAAATAGATTACACGGTTAATAATGGTGCGTTTTCGTCATCAGATTTTATAATAATTAATATATAAGATGTCAAAAAAAATATCATACGCTAAAAGAGACTTCGCAGGATTAAGGGAGGAATTAGTTAATTTAACTAAGGACTTTTATCCTGATTTAATAAAGAACACTAATGATGCATCGATTTATTCGGTGATGTTAGATCTTAACGCCGCGATAGGTGATAACTTACACTATCACATTGATAGAGTTTGGCAAGAAACAATGTTAGATTTTGCACAACAAAGAAGGTCACTTTTTCATATTGCAAAAACATATGGTATTAATGTACCTGGTAATCGTCCATCAGTCGCATTGTCTGACTTCTCAGTAAATGTACCTGTAAGAGGTGATAAAGAAGATGAGAGATATTTGGGTATACTCAAAGCGGGAGCACAAGTATCAGGAGGAGGACAAACATTTGAAACTATAGAAGATATAGATTTCTCAAGCCCATTTAACAGTAAAGGAGAACCGAACAGACTTAAAATACCAAATTTCGATAGTAATAATAAGTTAGTATCATATACAATCACTAAAAGGGATGCGATAGTTAATGGTGTCTCAAGAGTTTTTAGACGTGTAATTGGAGCACAAGACCAAAAACCATTCTTAAAATTGTTTTTACCTGAACAAAATGTTTTAGGTGTAACATCAATAATACATAAGGAAGGTACCAACTTCACATCTAATCCATCAACTTCTGAATTTCAAAATGAGAAAAATAGATGGTATGAAGTTAAAAGTTTGATGGAGGATAAAGTATTTCTTCCAAACAAAACTAAAACATCGGATACGGATAACTTTACTTCGGGAGAATATAAAAGAGTAACAAACAAATTTATATCAGAATACACACCAGAAGGATATATGTCGGTGACTTTTGGGTCTGGTAATATTGATCCACTTGATAACTTAGACAAGTTTAATGAAGGTACATTGAAGGTTAATTTAGGTTCGTACTTAAATAATCTATCATTAGGGTCAACACCTAAGAAAAACTCAACTGTGTTTATCAAATATAGAATAGGTGGAGGTAAAAATAGTAATCTTGGTGTTAATGTAATAACAAGTGTAGAAAATGTAGAGTTTAATGTAACAGGACCATTAGGGAATGTTAACAATCAAGTTATACGTTCTCTAAATGCAACTAATGTAACCCCTGCAGTAGGTGGTTCAGATCAACCAACGATAGAAGAGATAAGAAATATGGTTGGATATAATTTTGCCGCTCAGGATAGGGCAGTAACACTTAACGATTATAAAGTTTTAATAGAGACCATGCCGTCTACGTATGGAGCACCCGCGAAAGTAAATGTGATGGAGGAAGATAATAAAGTTAAAATAAAACTTCTTTCCTATGATGATGAGGGTAACTTAAATGACACTGTATCAACTACACTTAAAAACAACATATTAAGGTATCTAACGAACTATAGAATGATTAATGACTACATTGACATACAAAGTGGAGAAGTCCTTGATTTAGGGTTAGAAATCGATTTATTAGTCGATAAGAATATTAATCAGACAGACATACTCAAAGATGTGGTTAGTCAATCAACATCATTCTTCAATATAGAAAAAAGAAAAATGGGTGATCCATTATTCGTAGGTGAGTTACAGAATGTAATATCAAACATATCAGGTATTGTTAATGTTGTTGACTTAAGAGTTTTCGGAAAAACGGGTGGAGAATATTCTACAGCCGAAGTAACTCAGGGTTATAGTGATGAGGAAACAAAACAAGTGGCTCAGTCAGACTCAACAATTTTTATGAAGAGTAACCAAATCTTTCAAATTAGATTCCCTAATAAAGATATAAAAATTAGGGTAAAATCTTTAGGTTCCACTACATTTTAAAATTCTTTTTCTGTATTATTATTAATTAAGGGAAACTATGTTCCAATCTATTTATATGATATGATGCAGAAACACAGAATACGTACTGAAATAGGAAATAATCAAAAATTGACTGTAGAGTTAAAACAAGATTATGACCTATTAGAAATACTTTCACTCAAATTTAGTCAAAAAGATGCATATACATCTCTTTGTGCTGATTATGGGGTGGTCTGTGGTAGAATCAGTGCAAACAATGGATTTGGTGTTGCAAATGCAAGGGTATCTATTTTTATACCGTTGGATGATGTTGATGAACAAGATCCTGTAGTATCAGCACTTTACCCATATAAATTAACACAGGACACAAATACGGACGGATACAAGTACAATCTTTTTCCAAAAAGAAAACAACACACAGGACATACTCCTACAGGTACATTTCCTGATCAAGAAGATATTCTAACAAGAGAGGAAGTACTATATGTTTATGAAAAATATTATAAGTATACTGTAAAGACTAACGACGCTGGTGATTTCATGATATGGGGGGTTCCTGTTGGTAAACAAACAATACATGTAGATGTAGATTTGTCCGACATGGGGTGTCAGTCATTAGTACCTTATGATTTTATTTATGAGGGGGTTTCTGAAGAAAAGTTTGAAAACAATTACATATTTAGAAGTAGTTCTGATATTGGAAGTTTACCACAGACATTAACTTTTGAAGAGAGTTTGGAAGTTTATCCTTTTTGGGGTAACGAGGATTTATGTGAAATTGGAATTACAAGGACAGATTATGATTTATCTGAACAAGGTATTAGGATAGAACCATATTCAATCATGATGGGTGGAGTCTTTACTGATTCAGGAAAGGATTCGGTAAGAGTTCAATGTAATGTTGATAACCAAATGGGTGAAAAGTGTGCTCTTACAACAGGTGAGGGGGATATTGAGACTATTAGGTTTTCGGGACAATATGAAGAAAATGATGATGGAACACCAAACTACGAAAGACCAATATTAGAAGCACTACAGTTAGATTCTCAGATAGATAAAGAAGGTAATTTCTTTTTCAGGGTTCCTATGAATATGGGATATAGAATTACAAATGAATTTGGTGAACTAGTAGAGACTAAAGATACCCAAAGAGGAATACCAACAAGAGGAACATATAGGTTTAGACTATCGTTACAAAATGATAATGGTGCGAGAAAACAATACAGAGGAAAATACCTAATACCTCAAATAAAAGAGCATCAATTAGGTCCGAGTGGTTTTCCTTATACGGATCAAAAATCCTACGCGTTTTCCACCGATTTAGATGATTATCCGACAGATGCGATGGATGATATTACGGGAATTAATAATAACGGATTCTCAAATGATATGTTCTACTCGTTTAGATATAATCGAGTTTATACGGTTTCATCATTCATTAATCAATACAATAATAAAGGATGGTGGGAGAAGAATTTCTCATTATTCACAAAAGATAAGAATGAATCTTTTATTGGTATCAAGGAAATACAACCTTCTATTGAGGAGGATTGTGCTAATAATAATGAGTATTTTCC